AGCCAAAGTCATTAAGTCCTCTTGACTCATTACTTCATCGTTACCTGTTAAAGGGTTCTTTAGCTTTTGATTAACTTCTAACCAATACTTTGCTATTGTGCTTCTATTCTTTGCTCCTTTTGGTCTGCCGTTAGGGTTTCCGCTTTCGCCTTTTTTGAATTCGTGTTTTTCTATATTTTCTTTATTTGGCATTTCGCTGTAATTTCGCTGTTTATTTAAACTCCTTTAATCGGAACATTTACTTTTTTTGCGTTTAGTAAATCAGTCATTTTTCTTGGTGGTATTCTATATTGAATTATTTTTTTACCCCACTTTAACATTATCTGTTTACAATATTCTATTTCTTTTTCTTTACTTCTATAACTTACAATACCACCTTTATTATCTCCGTGTTCACATAAATAATGAAACTTGTTTAATCGTAACATTTTTTTGTATTTATGTAATTGTTGTAATGCCATATCGTAATCGTCTTTTGTTCCTACCCTGCTATCAAATTTTAATTCGTGTTTTAAATGAGCTTGGAAAGGACCCAAAACAACATTTGTTAAATTAAAAGGCAAAAATTCTTTATATATTCTATTATCTTCGTTTTGAGATAATCCCCACATTTTACATCCTAACTCTTCGCATAATAAAAAATTATGTTTAAAAAAATTAATTAATTCGTGTTTGTCTAATTCTTTATTTTTATGCTCTCCGTCATTTTCGCCTTTTCTATTTTCATAATAATTTATGCTTTTAACGTCATCATCAATCATTATTAAAGGAAATTCTATATTGTTTAAAATCCAATTGCGTTTTTTTACTATATCTCCGTCTTCGCTATCAGGCAAAGTAATAACTCTTTCTTTTCCAACTGCTGCAATATATTCATCTTTTTGACTTTCGGGAACACAGTATTTAGCCATAAAGAAATAATCTTTTCCTTTTAAATCGTGGCTTCTTTTGTAACTTGGTATTATTATATTCATATAAAATTTTTTCCGTTTATTACTCTACCAATTCCAATTTTTTGAGTTCCTTCTGCGCTTGTTTTACTTTTTACTTGTTTTAAACCATAAATTTCTTGTGCTACTTCCCAATCCATTGCATTGTCAAAATATAAAACAATATAATTATGCTCCAAAAATAATTCTTCGCTAAATTCTATTTCTCCAATATCGGGTATGTCTTTTGTTTCTTTTATTGCGTCTAAATCAATCGGTAAATCTAAACCCCAATCGTCTAATTTTTCTACTTCCCATTCATTTGCTAAACTATCCCAATCCCATTCTCCAAAGCCTACATTGTCTTTAATTAAAAACTCCGCTTTTTGTTCTTCAGTCCATTCGTCTGCTATTATTATGGGTATTTCTTTAAATTTAAGCTCATTTAACGCTTTTAAACGCATATTACCACCTAAGACAACGTATTTACCATCTACGTCAGTAAAAACGATTAGAGGACGTTTATTTAACATATCAGGGAATTCTTGTATAGACTTAACTAATTTTTGGAATTTTCCGTCTTTTATTATTCTTGGGTTCTTCGGGTTGGGTTTAACCTCACTTATTTTAACTAACTTCATTTAATTAGAATTATATTTATACGTGTTAAATTCTTCTTTTGTTACTGCGTGTATTTCTAAAGAGTAAATTTCATAGTCTATAAAAACACAGTAGTTTATTTCTGCTACTTTCATTATTAACCTTAGAGCGTTCCAATCTTGTTTATGTTTACTTGGATTCATAAATACAATATAGTAATCGCTGGTTAATGTTAGGCTCAATTTTTGTTCGTGTTTTTAGATAGGTTATCTTCATAGCTTGTTGAACAAACCGCTAATCTTTGGTCCGTATTTTCAAACTCACTTACCATTTTGTCATCAGTCATGCATCGTTGAATGAACTCCGACTTTGTTTCGTTAGTTGTTGGTTTAGGAATTGGCATCTTCGTATGTGTTATAAACTTGTTTTAATTGGTTTACTCTTTCTAAAATACACGATCCGCAGCTTGTTGGTTCGTTGCGTACTCCAAACACTCTTGAATGAATTGCAAGTATTGTTTTTTGTTCACTTGGCTTTATTGCTTCCGCCTTTTTGTCAAACCATTCTTTTAACCAATCGTACTCAGATTGTTCTAAACACTTCGCCTTTCTGTAAGGAAACAACTCGTTTAACTTTGCTTTTCGTTCATTGCATCCGCAATCTTCTCCTAATAACCATTTCGCCACCTTTGAAACTCCCGTAGCTTCTAAAACCTTTTCAACGGTATCTCCTAATCCTTTGCTTTCAGCTGCTAATATTTCAGCTTTTGTTCGTCTTTTTCTTGCCATGTTTTATTTTATTTAGTTATATACCACCATTGTGGTTCTATTATTTTACCTATATATTCATCGTCTTTGATGTAATCCCCACACCAAAACACATCTAAAACTTTGTATTTTGCAACTTCATTATTTTCTACTTCAGTTACTTCACCTACATAATAACAGTCGCCATCTTCAACATCCCTTATAATATCACCTATTTTGAATTTCATGTTATTTTATTAATTCGTAATCCTCGTTTTTGTAGTCCTCATAATGTTCTCCGACTTCTATTTTTAAACTATCCTTGCAATATTTTAACGTTTGCCATACTGATTTAAAACTTATTCCAGTGCATTTTTGTATTTGGCGTGTACTCATTCCTGTATCTCGGTAAAGTTCATACAATAGTTTGTCGTACCAATGCCAACTGTTTACTGTTTTATTTATTTTTACTTCTAATTCGATTTGAGCGTTCGTCTTTTCGTATGGGCTACTTTCATCAACTAACTGAATTGCCTCCGTTATATCTACTTTCTGGAGCCTTTGTTTAGATTTTTCAAAGTCGTAGTACATATTTCGTAAAACAACCCACACAAACCCCTTGTAAATAGTTCCGTTACGGTAAAATCTTTCTTTGTTTTCGTGTTTTGCTAACTTTAAATACATTTCTTGAACTATATCTTCAGCTAAATAATACTCGCCAAACGATTTAACAACCTTAATCCAGTGTTTATGTTCAACATACAAGTCATTCAGAAATTGATTAGAGTCCAATTAAAATAAGCATTAAAACAACAATCATTCCTATAATAACACGAACTAAACTTTTACCCATTTCGTATTCATTAAACAACCATTTTTGAATCGTAATACTTGGAATGTTCCACGCAAAAAGTAAAACAGCCCTATCCAAAACGAATAAGGCTATAATGAAAGGAAATAAAACTATAGTTAAATATCTCACGCAACTAAATTATACAATTTTCTTTTATAATTCATCAAACGTCCTAAAGCTAAACTACAAATTTCTAATTTATAGACGTATTTTTCTGCTAATTGGTCTAACATACCTTTTTTACAATGCTTAATAGTATCAGAATGACAACGCATTCTTACCTGCATACCTTGTATTAAATCGTTTACTTGGTCTATTTTCTCAAGTAGTTCGTCTTTATCTACTACTCCGCCAGTTCCATCACATACCATACAAGTATAATCAATTTCGTTTTGCTCATAAGGTATATCAGTATCGTTAATATCGATAGTTACATAACCAGCTGCATCGCACTCAGGGCATTTTTTAAATAAATCTTTCATAATTTTTAGTTTTAATTGTTGAACAAATATAATACTTTTTAATATAACTACAAAATAATTTGATATTTTTTTAAATACTTAATTTCCTGCATATCGAATATATTTTTCTTTTGTCCGTTGTTTTGTATTTTTCCTCAATTGCTTTCCTTATATCTTGATCTAAATTGTTAACATAATCTTTCATTTTTTGCCTATATCTTTTATGATATTTGTGCTGATATTGATTTTCGCATTTCTTACAAATAAAGCGAACTGTTTTAACATCTAATTTTAAATCATGAAGAATTCTAAATTCTGCAATTGGTAATGTTTCTTTGCACCCCCTACATTGTTTTTGTTCAGGCGGATTAAAACCAAACCTGTGTTGATTGCGAACCCATTTTTCTTTTAACAATAAAAAACATTCATTTGTAATTGATTTGTATATGTCTCCATCTCTTAAATATGCTGAATGTAATACGTCTAAATAATCCTGACTTCTACCAGTTAAACGATACATTTTCCATTTTGTAAACCCAATAAGTTTATTATAATTTTCCATAATATAAGTTTTTAAAAAAATGCGGAACTTTTTACATTCCGCACTATGACGTACCAATCTTAATTGGGGTCTTACTTACTAAAAAACTTTCCTATCTTTTCAATCGACCTACTCGATAAAGTGCTTCCACTCATAAATTTATGCAGGTTAGGTTGTCTTATTTCTACTAACTTAGAAAAAGCGTTAAGGCTTAATTCGTGTTTTTGTAAGTAGTGTTTAACCATTAACCTCGTTAATTCATTTGCTTCGCTTAAAACCTTTGCTTGTTGTTTCATATACCATTTAAAAAGTCATCGAACTCTTTACCATAATTTGGTCTGCCATTTGGTTTTCCAGCTGTTGGCTTCGCTTGTTCCTGAACTGGTTTAAAACTTAGGCTTTGAAACTTTCCTTTTTGTCCGTCTTTTACCCAACTGCTAATATAATATTCTACGCCTCCGATTGTAGCCTTACCTTGATAGTGCGGATGCGTTTCCTTTTCTCTTTTGTCGTTAGTAAATAACGCCCCTGAATTGTCTCTCTTTTCCATTTTTACTTTGTTTTAATATATAACCTTTTAAATCTTTCAACTGAACAGCAGAACTCCGTTATAGGGTTCGCTTCATATTGCCGTATTACTTCATACCAAAGTTTATCTTTTTTAAAATCTTTGATTTGAACTATTTGGTCTCTTGTTACGTTTTGATAGTAACCCATAATTTTTAAATCTTCACTCATTTTTATACTTTTTACGTAAATACTCAAACCATTCCCCTTGTTTTCTTGAATTGACAAATAGCCAACCCCAGTTTAACTCAAACCATTTTACTATTTTTTTCATAATTCTTGGATTAAATTGTTATAATACTCTCTTGCTAATTCTATTCGTTCTTTAATTTGTTCAATTACGCTTTCGTCTTTTGCTATTTTAAAGACTTTTACGCGCTTTTCTTTTGGAATATGGTCAAAGTTATGTTTCGACTGCACAAAGTCTCTTACATCCAAACTTTCATCAATTAGGTTTTGTTTCCAATGTTCGCGCCTAACCTCGTCCTCAACTATTTGAAAAGGTGTGTTGACTAAACAATAACAAAGTAACGCTTCAGATTTACCTGATAACCACATATAACCTTGTAATTGATAGTAATAATCTTTGTTCGGACATTCGGTTTCAAAAAACGGAAAAGTTGTAGCATCCCAACTGCATTTAACATCCAAAAGAATTTCATTCGTGTTTACGTCAGGTGTTCCAGTTAAATAATCGTTGTTTAGATTCTCATCGTTTTTATAAATGAAGCCTAAATTCAACACATCGTTAACCAATTCGATACCTTCGTCTTCTACTTCGTTACCTTTGTCCGTGTACCTACTCCAAAACTCTTTACGGATTCCGTATTTATGTTCGATTGCAAGTTCTTGAATATAGGTCTTTGTAGTTTTAGATAAGACCTCCCCCTTTGTTTTGGGGGAAGTCATCAATTTTCCTAATTGTGAGCAACGTATTTTCATATCAGTAACAATGCTTTTTGTTGAACTTCATTTAATTCAAACTTTGCTTGTAGCTCTTCGGCTGTAAATTCACCTGCTCTAATTGCTTCTACTGCTTTTAAGAATCGTTCACCTTGTATCGTTGGTTTCTTTTCCGTCTTTACGGCTTTTATTTGTTCTCCAGCTGCGTCTACGTCTTTATCGGTTACAATACCTAAAATCGAAGATAGTGCGTAACGTCTTAAATAAGTAATTGCCGAACCTAAAACCTGAAAATCATTCATTCCTTTTAACTGTACTCCTTGCGGAATATCTGTTTGGCTATCTATTTGTTCTCCGCTTTCAGAATGAAACAATACAGTTACTATTGTTTGACCGTTAATTAGTTGGGTAAATCCTAATCCGTGTTTTTGTAACAATGGATTAATAACTTCAAAGATTTTAGGAAGGTCAGCATACGAATATCCGTAGCCTTGTGTTCCTTTGTGAATTACTGGCACTTCTTGTTGAAATGCTGCTAAACTTTTAAATAGGTTTTTCATAATATAAATTTTAATTGTTTTACAAATATAGTTATTCTTTTTAATATAACAATATTTTATATTAAAATTTATGATATTTTTCTTTAGCTTGTAAATATATATGATGAGCCTCTTGTTCGGTATTATAC